TCATTGTCAATCGTATCGCTTCGAAACAACCATTTAGGGAATGCTTCTTTTACCTCATTAAAAAGAAATTCAGCGTAAATATCCGACTTTGTTTGTCCCTTTGATGTGAATACCTCAAAACCGCGTGCCGTTGGCGTTGCAGCGTTTCCATGGATACTTAGGTACAACGAAGCCTCATAATTTTGAGCGTTCATATTCGCCTTAGCTACGCGCTTAGTTAGGCTTACGTCAATAACAGCATCATAAACATTTATCACCGACATTCCCCAGTCTTTTAAATACTGCTCAATCTTTGCCGCGACTTCCCTGTTGAACACGCCTTCAAAGAACCAACCGTAACCGTGGAACATTGAGTTGTTATGCTGGAAGCATTTAGACGGGTAGGTTGTGTAATTATAGGGTAATTTTTTTTTATCGTCTATGCCGCCGTGTCCAGCATCAAGGAAAACACAAAATTTATTTGCTTTCATATTTATATATTTTTAAGGGCGATGTAAACCAATACACCGCCCTGTAAACGCATAAGGTAGCGAATCGTCTGCGCCTATAATTTAAAACCAATCAATGCAAATGCTGCACCAACGATTGATAATTTAGCTGGAAGTTTTACCTCAATCTCTTTGCCAGCACATTCTCGGCTTGTCTCCTTAATTTTGTCCCAAATGATTTGAGCCAGTTGGATGTATTCGCGCCAAGTAAATTTTACCTTATTGCCCTCAAGATGAACATTGATTTCACTTGCAAGTTCCGCAAAGTTCATTGAGTAACAAGCGATGTCACCCATTGGTGATTTTATTCCGTCCGCATTTTTTAATGCTTCTTTTAAATTAGTCTGCATATTATTTGTTTTTACTTTTTAAAAAATCTTGAAATTAAAGTCCCTAATTCAACTCCAGTTATTCGCTTTATGTTTTCCGCAACGCTAAATAACTCTGTTCCAGATATCATCATTGCCACCATGTAAGTTATAGGGAAAGGTATATTAAAGGTATTTTTAGCACCTTCAAAAATAAGGATGGCTACAAAATAAACGACTATCTTTTCCGTTGTCCTATACAATCCTTTGCTGCTTATCTTTTGCCCTTCCTTTTTTGCTGCCTTAATTCCTGTGATTGTGTCTGCAAAAACAACGGCAACGGTAAATACCAGAAAGCCTTGGATAGGGATGAAAAACGAAGCAATGAAGCCAGTAGTCAATGCAACGGCAAAGAACTCATAGCTTTGATGTAATAATTTTAGTATAACTGCTTTCATTATTCAAGTTTTATTAGTCTCACATCACCATCCACCGTTGCAAATTTGCCATCAGCGTACTTGTACAAGTCGTATTTTATGCCGTTAAAAGCAAAGGAAACTTGATTGGTAAATGTAGATAAAAGTAGATTGGTTGAAATAGTGTAAACCTTGCCATTGTCTGGGTTGAAGATTAAACGCTTGTTTACATTTAACTCAATCTTACCATCAATGATTTCACTGTTAAAATTTAACTTCCAATTACCGATAAACTTTGCCGTGTCTCTTTGTGCCGTTGTAAAATAGACAGGCTTGCCGCTTATTTGAACGTGCAAGTCGTTGTAATAATTAATCCTTTGTACTGACTTAGCCTTTGTAATAATAGGCTTTGCATGAATAGCAATCGTGTTGCTTTGCCTTTCAGCATCGGTAACAAGGCTTTGAATGGCAGTTGCTGAATCGCCCAATATTTGCTTTGAACCTGTGACCGTGCTATCAGACAAAGTAGTTTGCTGAATGATGTAATAAATGTTTCCTTGCTTTTGGATGTACACCGTGTCTTTGACAACGTCTTGCGCAAAGGAAAACAAGGGAAGGAATAAAAATAGGTATCTCATTTTATTTATTTTCGAGGTTTATAATTCTTTGTTCAAGGGCTTTAATTAAGGTTTGTTGCTCTTGTATGGCTTTGGTGAGGATGGGGATAATGGCTTGATAATTTACAGACATTGATTCCTCAAAACTAACTACCTCTGGTAAAATTGTACCAATATCTTGAGCAATAAAACCAAGTTGTTTACTGCCATTACTTTTATATATATATTCAACTGGTTGTAATTTTAAAATATCGTTTAAACCATATTTTAAATCAAAAATATCATCTTTTAAATTAAAATCTGAACGAGTTGTATATGCTGCTGCGCTAACATTACCTCCAACGTAAACGCTATCAACAACGTGTAAACGATAACCGCTTTGTGGATTTGTAGTTCCAATCCCAACGTTGCCAACACTTGTAATGCGCATTTTTTCAGTCGAATTTGCACCTGTATTACGAGTTATAAATTGTAAATATCCTGCATAATCTGTAGTATTAGAGTTCTCTTTTCTACCAGAAATACCTGCTAAAAATGCGCCTTGAGTATTACCCGCTGCCCTTCCACCAAAACCTATTGAAGCACCAATATCTATTCCAAAAGTATTGTTAGTGGTAAGTAAAAAATTAGCTGCACTGGATGTACTTGTTTGATTTGGCCCAACTACAGACATACCTGCTGGAGTATCTCCGTTTGTATTTGGAGAACCATCAACAATTTCAAATGCTGAACGTGGAACTGTTGTTCCAATGCCTAACCTGCTATTTGTATTATCCCAATGCAGATTTGTAGGCGTTAAAACTCCACTTGTTCCATTTCCAACCATCACCTTATTTGCCGTTAAAGTAGTTGCATTTGTTCCACCATTTGCCACGGCCAAAGTGCCAGTTACACCCGTTGTCAATGGCAACCCCGTTGCAGTTGTTAAAACACCGCTTAAAGGTGTGCCTAATGCTCTGCCACTACGATAGTAATTAGTAAGCATAGAAGAAGTATCATATCTTGTTACAATAAAATTGGTATCAGCTGCTAAAGTGCCAGACGTTGTAATTGTGCCGCCTGTTAATCCTGTGCCTCCTGTTATACTTGTAACCGTTCCAGCACCACCGCCACCAGAACCGCTTATTTCATTCCATTTTGGTGTTGCCGATACTTTATAAAAGTATAGTTTTTTATTTACCGTATCAAGTACAAAGTAAGCAGCCGTGTCGCTTTTTACCGTACTCGTTGTATCAGCAGCCACACCTCGCCATATAAGCCCATCGGCAGTCGTCTGTTCTCCGAGCGTTATTTTTTGGTTACCATTGCTCGGATACTGTGCCAATGCAAGGCAAGGCAAAAGTAAGAGGAAGAGGAAAAGGAATTGTTTCATGTTTATTTTTTTTAATTTCTTTGCATTATATGCCAATTTGTTCCATCTGCAACTAAAGTAATCCATTGAGGCGTTACATTCCCAGCGCCTAAAATTGAAGTACCAGCCGAACCGCCAGCGAAAGGAATAACATTTGATGCGGTACTTATTACCGTTGCATTTGAAAGATTTTTTATCATATATTGCCTTCCACTTGTTGCCGTTGTTAAATCAATAGATGTTGTTGAGCCTGTTCCTGTTATTACAAGTGAAACTCTATTTGAGGAAAATATAATATTTGCCCCAGTTGTTGTTTCATAAAATACATAACCAACTGAAAGTGTAGTTCTTGCCGCCGATGCACTTTCAGCGCCTGTTCCACCGTTGGCTATTGGTAAAGTTCCCGAATATCTATCAGACCTCCAGTAAGGATTAAGCATTGTAGCCGTATCCGTTTTATTTAATTTTAACTCAATGCGACTTGATAACGAAGCCGTGTCAAGGTTGGTTAAAACATTGTTGCCGCCTTCGGTAATTGCTCCTGTGACAGTTAAATCTTTATGAATGGTTGTATTTCCTGTTTGCCTAACTATTGATATTGCTAATTCATCTCCACTTGGGTCGGCTGAAAAACTATCGCGCATTATAAATTCTAATCTATCGCTTGGTGAATTGTATTGTATTTTTGCACCAAACTGAACGTCGTTTTCATTTCTTGCATTTGTTTCGTAAAACAAAATACGAGGTACATTATTTGAACTTGCATCTAACATTATATTTTTACCCTGACCTAAAGTTAATGATGCAAAAGGAGTAGTGTTAATTCCTATATTATTGCTACTTTCTTGAAGAACAGAATTAGTTACTTCGGTCGTTGTACTAAATTTTGGAATAAAACCTATTGTTCCCGAACCCGTCACCCCTTGCAAATCTGTAAATGTTGGTGCAAATGTGCCGCCGTCGTATTGCGTCAATGTCAAAGTCTTTGTATCTGTCCCCGAAAATACTGCATTGTTTATCTTATCATTAAATGCAATGTTCCAACTGTTTGAATTATTAGGAATAGATGTTGTCCACGTCGTACCCGTACTAACCGCAATCCCAGCCTCAGGGTAAACAGGGTCACCTTGAGCCGAACCAACCGAACCAATGCCGCTAACCGTTGCGACGGTATAATTTGCACCTGATTTAAACGAGGTGGAAACAATAGTAATTTTATTTGTATCGGTTAAATTAAATTGGTCATTGTTTAAAAGTTGCCCGTTTCTAAACACTAAAATATAAGCCTTTAATTGAATAGGAAATTTAGGCGTTATTGTCCAAGTCAAAACGCTTGTTAAGGCTGGCGCATATTCTTGTTTTAAAATCTTAATCGTATCATTCCCAATAGCAACGTCAACTATACTATCTCTTATTCTCGTAAAAACAACTGCACTATCTAAACGTAAAGTTCCCGTCGTTGTGATTGTTCCACCGAGCAAGCCAAAGCCCGTTGCAACGCTTGATACCGTTCCCTTAGTGTTTATTCTTGAGGACAATGAAGCCGTGTCTGCTGCATTTAATTTTAATGCAAATCTGGAAGTAAGATTTAATGAAGAGGTATCGGCATCACGGAAATAAGGAAGAAGCATTGTTGCCGTATCAGAAATATTTACCTTATTATTTATTCTATTGGATAACGTAACCGTATCGGATAATTCCATTAAAACAGTAAGGTCAGCCGATACCGTGCCCGTGGTTGTGATTGGGTTAGGACTTACTGATATTCCCGTGCCTCCAGATATTGATGTTAATGAACCGCTGCCGCTTCCCGAACCGCCGCCACCTTTTGGAAATATTACCGTATAATTTTCACCTAACTTAAAAGCAGTTGCACCAATGACAACTGATGCGTTTGTTGGTATAGTGTATTGAGTTGGCAAAAGTATTTGACCATTACGGTAAACTTGCACCACGTTTACACCAGCTGGGACTAATGTGTCCGTTTGTGTCCATGTCAAGGTTGAGGATGTAACATTTGTAAAATCTTGACGCGCGTAAAATCTGCCAGCAGTATCAACATAAATTTTTTTGGCATAAGGCAAAAGCATTGCCGCGGTATCTGAAATGTTTAGTTTTAAATTAATCCTATTACTTAATGATGTTGTATCAACTGTTAAACCTGAGGGTAATTGATTCCAAACATTGGAAGTAAAATCAAAGGAATATATTTTTAGGTTAACAGTGTCAAGAATAACCCATGCGTTTTGGTTTGATACAGGCTGAATGCTTGCGGTGTCGCTCAATGAACCCCGCCAAACCAAGCCATCTCCAGTAGTCTGGAAACCTAATCTTTGCTTATTGCCTGTGTTTGGGAATTGGGCAAAAAGGGAAATAGATAGGAATAAAAAAAGAATTGAAGGCAATGTTTTTTTGCCACCAATCCTCTTGATTAAACTACTCCCGACTTTGATTAAAACCTCTTGTATTAATATTTCACCGATTTTCCCTAAAGTTTTAAGGAAACGTCTTTCTTTTTTTGGTTTCTCTATCATAACACAATGCCTAAAGTATTGTAAATGTCTGTAATCTCTTCGTGTTCGTCGCAAGTT